GGGAACGACGCGGGCTTCCTGGATGTAGCCGGTCCTGAACAACCGCAACATACGACCCTCAGGGGTGTCGTTAGTGGCCCCTCGCCAGTCGTACCAGATCGAGCGTTGGCATTCCTCACCGATACCAGAGGCACCGATTCGGGTGAGCATGAGGTCTTTACTCTCATTACGCTCGTACGCCGCATAGATTAGATCGGCCAGCGCAGCGTGATGTCGCGGTAGTTGAGCCATCAGCCCCTCCAAGTCATCGCTTTGACGGCCCACATTTGACCCGTCTGGATTTCAGTAATCGCAACACTATACATGCGGCGAACCTCATCATCGAAGCTAGCGTCTCGCATATTATGCAAGAGGTCAACCATATTTGCCAGTCCGTTTTTAAGGATATCAACCGGCGCGGAGCCGCTAGGGTTGAAGCCAACGCCGCAGGCCTTTTCACCGTAGGTCAGGGTGCGACCGGGGGTAGGGGCGGCGGGTTTAACCTCGACTGGGGCCGGGACCTCAACCGGGGGCAACGTTTCTGGATCTTGAACTGGAGCTTTTTTCGTCTGTGTAGCCATGATTATCTTTCAAAAGGAAGGGGGTACTCGCTGCGTCTGTGGCTAGCTCGGTGATCGTGTTTGCACGTTCCGCACAGCATCCGCTTTCCCCCCGATTTGATTACTCGTCCCAAGGGGCTTTCTTGCCTGCTGGCTTAGAAGGGGATGCCGCAGCAGGAGAGGCAGCCGCAGCCGGGGTAGCTGGGGCAGCAGGGGCTGGAGCAGCGGCAGGCGCTGCCTTCGGCGCAGCTGAAGCTTTTGGGGCGTTTCCCGCTGGAGCCTTGAACCCGCTGATGCGGTTCTGCGGGCCGTACTGTCCGCTGGCTGGCTCGATTGTGACATCAGCCGAGAACGGCAGGTTCAGCAACTCGTCAGTGTCAGCCGCATTCGGGCGACCGCAGGCCATAGCCCACCCAGAAATCTGGCGACGTCCGATTTCCTCAGCCTTGGCAGACGGGTTATGGATGTTGAAGTTCATGAAAATCAAGCGATTCGCATTCGTGGGGCCGAGCACGCGGAACTTCGCCTTGATGTAAGAGCCGGTCTTAGCAGCGGTCTGCTTTTCCTCGGCTTCCTCACACATCAGCTGATACTCACCCTCGGGGATCGGCTCATAGTTACCAGGACCTGAATCCGGCTCATATTCGCTCGCGGTAAAACCAAATCGTGCCATGTCAATTTCTCCTTACTGTTTGACGGGGATGGACTCTATAATTTTCTCGTACACCATTGGGATAGTGTCCGGGCATGCGTAGCGGTTTTTCGCTACATACGCAGGGTTCTCAACCATGTGAAGCAAACGCTCACCGGTCGTGATACCGCGCGTAACACTGTTGTTGAAGCCCACGTCGGACTTCTTGACAATGATTCGGAAGCCGGCAAAGGCCAGCACATCGACCCACTCTTGCAGAAGTGCATTGCAGCGGTTCGGCAACTTGGGCTGATAACGATCGTAGGGTTCGGAGCGGGGGTCCTCATAGCGCACGATACTAGCATGAGCGATGAGCACAACGTTCATGTCTCGCTTCTTGCGAAGAACGTCAAGCCCGGTCAGCAGCTCGCGAAACGCCTCAGCGATCATCATCTGCCCCTTACCGTACGCCAACTCTTTCGCGTCGTGCTTGCTCTCGATATCGGAAGTGACCAAGGGCTCAACCAACCAGTCAACGCTGTCCACCACCACGGTTTTGAAATCGTGATCCTCTTTGATCAGCGTACGAATAGCCTGCGCTACGTCGTCAACTGTCTCAGCCCGAGGAAACGAAACCACGTCGAGGGACGACAGGCCGTCTTCGGTAGAGATAAAGATCGGCTTGGGGAACTGGCTAGCGAGCGTGCTCTTACCAATACCGTGGCCTCCAAAGATACAAATGCGGGGCGGAAGCTCTTGCTTTCCAACCACCAACTTCTCTCGCCAGTCACTCATTTCGGTTTCTCCTTATGTTAAAATTGAACCGGTACGTTATTATAAACTCAAAAGATAACGAACCGCTAGTCAAAACTGCAATAACATAGTGGAGTAGTTAAGTTTCTGATTATCCCAGCGAAGGATTTCACAGGAACCAAAATACTCAGCGGCTACGGTCACGCAGATAGCGCACAGCGCGGGGTCACCGGCCATGACTATGTAGTCACCCTGCTGCATGCCTTTCAGCACACGGCGGGCGTGCTCAATCGCGGCCTTGGGGTCAAAGGCTCGATTGATAGAGGAAAAGATCTCTTTCATCTCTCCGTACTCTCCAGCAGCCGAGTAATCTCGACGGCGGTCAACTTGCACAATCCAAGCAGTGCTCACTTGATTTCTCCATAGACTTTACCGAACTTGACTTCAGCACTGACCGGGATATCCGGCCACCACCGGGGCGGGGTCTTCATCACCTCTAGTACGAACGCCGTAGCTTCAGGGCCTTCGTCCTCGTCTACGACAGCGACTACTTCGTCGTGAACCGTGAGCGCGACGGGGTAGCGTTCGTGTATGATGAGCAGTTGCTCCATGACGATATGCCGGGCTACAGATTGGATGATATTCTCAGTGACCAGCCCGCCGTAGATACCCGATCGCCCGTCACCGCGCGACATGTAGGACCAGCGACGCTCGGAGGCGCTATACTTCAGGTCAGGGTATATTAGGGGAAACCCTACTGGTAGATTGATTTGATTCTGTCCAGTGAAAACCCCGAGTGAATCGCTCAACCCGACGCGGGAGCCGTTCTGTACGAACTGCAGGGCGCGGTCGCACTTGTCCCAGAACATCTTGATCTGGAAGTTCTTGCGGCGGTACGCCTCAATAGCCTTCATACACATGTCCATGGGGCGCGGCTTGCCTTGAGCGCGGAGGAACTCAAAGAACGTGTTCGCGGACATACCGTAACCCGCACCTAGCACCGTCACCTTACCTAGCCAGCGCTCATCCTCGTCTTTCTTAGTGATTTCGCGGCCGTAGATGAACGACGCCATATCGCAGTAGGGGTCCTTGCCGTCTCTGAAGACTTGTACAAGGTCTTCTTGGCCAGCGGCTGTGGCAAGCGCCCGCGCTTCAATCTGGGAGCTATCGCCTACCACGAGCACCTTCCCGGGTGGAGCTATAATACCCTTACGGAGCTTGGATCCCCGGGTCAGGTTTTGCAGATTTATCCCACCCCCGCCGCTCATACGGCCGGTATGCGCCCCGTAGTACAATAGCGGTACTGGGAGCAGTCCAGTCTTGCCGATGGCGCTGAGCCGGGCGGCGCGGGTTTCCTCAATCGTCGACTTCAACTTGAGCCGGGCAGCGACCAGCGTTTGAACCCGAAGGTCATCGTGCTGCAGCAGATCAGTAATACCCTTGTCGTCCTTGGCAAAGGCGAAAGTAGGCTTCCCCGTACGCTCGCTTATCTTCATCGGCGGCTCAACGCCGAAACGTTCTAGAGCCTCGGCGAACTTCGGGTTAGACATGATGATATCGCGCGTGATACCGGCCTCGGCTAGCATCTTTTCGCGGTTCTCAATCAGCTCAACGACGTAGTCATCCAGCATCTCGTAGTCAACGGCGAGCCGGGGATTCGTCACGGCCTTGATAGTCCACTGCAAGAGTAGGAACTCAAACCGGGGGCAGTTCTCAATTAGACGCTTGTAAATCTCATAGCAAATATCAACGTCACGAACGCAATATTCGCCTAGGATTGTCTTTTCGTAGTCCTGCAAGTCCTCCAACCGCTTACCCTTGGATACGCTCAACCCGTCCAGCTTCTCAGCGAGCCCCATATGCTCGGCCAATTTACCTAGACTGTAGGACTTGAGGCGCAACTGAGCGCGAGCCAATCCTACTGTATCGGTAAACTCGTCAGGATGCCATCCGTAGTTGTGAGCCGCGATGGCCCCGTCAAACTGCGCATTATGAGCGACCGCTCTGACGTTCGTACCGTAGAACTTGAACGCCTTGGCGATGTCGTCACCCCAGGCCAGGGTTGTAGGCTCATCGTTCAGTTTGAAAGCGCAGCAGATAGCTTGAAAGCGCGGGTCACGGATGTACTCCGTAGATGTCATCTTTGTAAGCGAGTACTCAGACGGCGCGTAGTAAGTCTCGAAGTCAAGTACGAGTGTAGGTTTCATTATTCTTTCTCCAGTAGTACGTCACGCCATTCGCCGCCAACAGTGATCCAGTCGTCATGTGCCCACTGCTTTTCCTCCCACCATTGCTGGAGGATGCGAAAGGTTTGTGTGGCTTGCACCGTATTGCCTTGCGCGTCAATCATTTTATAGAACGGATGCATGGGAAAGGATCGCTCAACAAAGCGCAGTCTTGCTGTTGGTTTCATTTGTCTGCTCCTGCTGGTTTAATCCTTGCCACCTTTACACGAATCATGCCCTGCTCATAGTAGTGCTGGAAATACTTCAGGAAGTCGCTTCGCATGTGTTGTGCGTCCATTTCGATGAATGCATCATTCGTCACGCAAATGCCATTGCTGATGCGCACCGGATCACGGACTACAATTTTGTAGTCTTGACGGGAGATGTTCATGCTTCCCTCGCTTTCAGCATGGCGTCTGCCATGTTGTAGGCCGTCTCCGCCACCTCGTCTTGCGACCAGATTGCGTCCGGCGTCAGTGTTCCTGCAAGCAACCCTTGCATCGCCTTGGCCGCAAAGTAGTCACGCAGGGTCATGCCTTGCATTTGAGACTGAACTTCTTTGTCATACATGGTTAAGTCACACGGAAATGCTGGTCCACCTGCGTTCATGCTTCTTTCTCCTTCAACCAAATACCACACGCCCGCTTCCAGTCGGTAGCCTTGATACTATCAACGTAGCGGAGGCCGTTGCGGGTTTTTTTATGCTCCCACCAGACGAGGCTGATCGGTTGCACTACGTCTTGAAAGTACGGCGTGCGAAACAACTGGTCAGTTTGCGGATCAAGCATGAAGTCATTCAGGTCGGCCTCCCAGTCTTTGAAGTCGCACTCTTTGAACATAGGGTACGGCGTCACAAGCAGGTCAGCGTACTCGCTTTCATAGTAGTCCTCAGGCAGATAGGGAGTGTCCTTGACGTTTTCCCAGACCGGAAGCTGAGTATAGACGTGCAAAGAGTCTGAAACCTGAGTATAGGGGCCGACTTCGCAACCGACGCGCCCCGCGACGTATTCCTGCAGCATACTGAAATGCACGACGTTAGCGCCCAACTTTCCGTACAGAAGATCGTTAGAGCGGCAGCAGACGGTCATATACAGTTTGTTGTCGCGTATCTTCCAGTAGATGTGAGTGTTGCAGGGGTGATCCAGCTTGTTCAGGCCGAGGTCAGCCTTGGCCTCCCACATCACGGTAACAACGCGCCGGTCGTTCGGGTTCTTGCGCAGGAGCTCAATAGCCTTCTCAAGCTGATCGAATCCGTGGTGGTGGCGTAGGCGGTGGCCGTACGCACCCCAAAACACCTCGCCGTCATCGCTGTACTGCTTCATCTGTGAGTTGAAGAAGTCCAGAAACTCGACGTCGCGATACCCGCCGATAATCCACAAGCCCTCCATAGAGTGAAAGAACGGGTTACACATACGCTTGGCGTTGAATAACACGCGCTCCATGGGTCGGCTGTACGTTGTAGCCACCGGCTCGCTGAACTCGATGACCGGGCCGTTGCGCGAGTCGCGGGCGATGCCGTCCGCCTTGATCGCGTTGATCTCGAGCGGGAAGGCTTGATTGACGTTGGTGACGTTGAAGGCTTTCATTGGTTCTCCTTAGTATGCTGTTTCGGGGTTGTAGTTGGAGCGAGGGCGTCCGCCGTTCCGGGCGCGTAGGTACTTGTCAAACTCACACATGCAGTTCTGCCAGTCATGCAGCGTTACATCATCAAGTCCTTTGATCAGCTCATTGACTTTACGCTTCGTGTAGATTAGTTCTTCGTTGAACTGCGCCTGCCGAATCGTTTGATGCAAGTTGCGTATGAATAAACGATTCAGTCCGCGTGTGGAGCCAGGGCCGATAGGCGCATAAGAGTACAAGTCAGAAGCGTTCTGCAGTATGTGCGAGTACGTCATATCAGCCACGACCTGCCCGGACATGAAGGTGCCCCACCCGTACTTACCCTCAAAAACCTCAAGCGACTTCTGTACCGTACGATAGGGGCCAAGCGCCGAGTTGAAGAAGCGGCCTAGGTCAGTATGAAGCAGCGGGTTTAGCATACGCTCGGCTATGAACGCGCCCTTCCCTACCCCTTCGGGTATTTGTCTAGCGGTAATCATGTACGCGCCCGTCCAGGTTTTCTCTCCGCGCTTGACGCGTTCATCTATAACGCGCCCGAATCTGATGGGGTCAAACCCGCTCACGGGCCAGACCTTTTTCTCCATCAGCTCAATGATCGTAGGGGGCCAGTTTATCCAGCGGGCGCAGCAAAGCATGAACCACAAGTTATCGTTATCCTCATAGGGGGTGATTATATTATCAATTACCCACTTTGAAACGCGATCATGCCGGCGGCGGACGTTGCAAAAGCGGTACGTATTTAGTACCTCATCGTCAGTCCAAGGCGGCGGAGCGCCTGCCTCTTTCTCGTTGCGGATATGCTCACGCTCTGAGATGAAGTGCGCCAACCGAACTATCAGGTCAGGGTTAGGCAACCCGGTCATATTTTCAGTCCACATGGGCAGTTGTGTCCGTTTTGAAAACTTCGTTCACAAGCAACTTCCACGTGTACATATGCTCCGGCGTAGCCCCGAAAAGGGTTTCATCCGCACGAAGCCAGTACCATAGGCGGAACCGCTCTCTAATGTACTCGTTCTTACTCATATCCAAGCTCCTTCAAAATGATAGGCACGGCCTCATCAGAGCTGACCCAATGAGGCTCAAGCCCGATGGCGTGCAACTTCTTAGCGGAAGAAATGTGTTTTTTGTAATTTGTCTCTATATTTTTCGGGTCTGGT